GGCACAAGTTTAATGTTAGGTTCGCCATAATTGACATAACCTTCTCCGCCCTTTTGTCCCTTGGTAGTTTGTTGTATATCGCCGCCTTCACTATCTAATTGATCAATGATTGCATTTTTAATATTGCGTAGGTTCTTAAGAACTGCAAATGTAGCAATAAACCCTTTTTGGTTTTGCGCAATCCAATCCTTTATCTTCTGCTGCATTGTTGCATTTTGTTTGCTACCGCTGCTTATCCAATTTGTAAATTCGCTTGCAAGATCACTTGTTCTGCCAACTCTTGCCATTTGATTATTAAAGTTATATAGCACACCTTTAAAACTTGCCATCTTCATAGCAGCAAGGCGTTCATCGTTTAAGAAGTTATCAATTACACTTTTGTTTGCAGCAACATATTTCTGTAAGTCTTGTAGCTTCCCCGTATCAATCTTAACAGGTTGCTGTGCATATCGTGGGCCAAGCACAATCAATCCTTGTGACTTGTTAAATGGAGTAAAATCATCAATAGGTTGTTGTTGATCGTCGCCCATGCCAAACTGTGGAAAGTATGCGTGTCCTACTACTGCTGCGGTTGCCTTTGAAATACGTTGCCCAAGTTCTGTTGAAGCAGGTACGCTATATGTTACATTATTTGGTGTAAAAGTATATGCATTATTTTCTAGTGGTGGTCTGCGCATAAACAACAAATCACCATATACATAGCCACGAAAATCTTGTGGAGTTGCAGCTTCAAACAATGACCATAAACTTGCGTATTCGTTGGCAAACCGCATGCGTTCGTCTTCTTTGCCTGCTTCTACTTTACCAGTGCTCATGATAAAACGTACTAATTCTTGTGGGCTTTGGCTTTTACCGCTGCCATCTGGTTTTAGCCAACCATTGTGACCAACCATAATAAATTTACCATCTGGCTCACGTCCCCAATAAACTTGAGGCTTGCCGTCCCATTTCCAACGCACAGTTTGTGGATTGCTTGCAATTTGTGCGAGTCGATTAATAGCTTTTTCAGCGCCTATACTACCTTCAATGAGAACAAGGTCTTCTACGTGCTGAAAAGCACGACCAACTTTAGGCGCTTCGCTGATAATCTGATTAATGAACATCAAATATTTATAGGTTTTCTAGGAACCACATATATGTGGGCACACTAAAACCAAGACGCCACTCACCATTTAAACCAATTACATTAAACTTTTCTGGCAGTGGTTCATCTTCGTAAATTGGTTTGCCGCTTTTGGCACCAATTTGTTTATAAAATTTACCGTTGAAATATGCCAACCATTCTAATTCAATCTCGTCAAGTTCAATTTCTTTAAGATGTAATAGTTGATCAGAAATAATGTTACCACTATCATCTACTTCTGTATGTTTGGGTTTTTTATTAACAAGTCTGATTTTTAAAGTGTGGTCGCCTTCTGGTAAATCTCTGGAAAAAGCGATAGTTTTTACATTGCTATCGCTTTCTAATTCAGAAACTTCGCCTGATTCAACAATATCATCATTGATGAGTATTTCAAATTTAGGCGGATCATTATGCCATGAACTGCTTAATTGAACTTTAAATTCTACTGTTTCTAAATCATCAGACATTAAAGTATCCTTTATACCTTTTTATTTAATTTTAATTTAATAGGTTGTGGCGTGTTTGTTGGAGCGGCAGGTGCTGCTTGTGGCGCATCAAGATGATGTGGGCCACCATTTGAAGTTTGATTTGTTAGCACTTTCTTAAGTTCTTCAACATTGCCTTCATACTTGTGATAACCAGTATGGTCAAGTTTAATGCCTGTATCAGCAAATACCTTGCCGCCAGCCATACGCCATAGATAACAGAATGTCCAATCTTCACTCAGATAGTTGTCATCCTTATCAATCATTGTGTCAAACAAACCATACATAAGTGGCTCATATTGCGCACCAATACCAATATTATCGCGATATTTTAATTCTGGATGCAGAGCAATTAGTTGTTCGATAACCCCACGCTTGACCATCATGAATCCTGTTCCAAGTGTTGAAACTTCAACTAGGTCACCTAAAATAGCAGGATTAGGAACAGTGTTAATAACATAACGAATTGGAATACGCTTCATTGGATAAACGCCGCCAACAACATCCTGATTGGCAAGAAGCAAACGAATAATTGCTTCTGGATCAAATCCTAAATCAACGTCAATAAACATCAAGTGTGTTGCAGCTTGGTTAAACAAGAACTTTGCAACAAGGTTGTTTCGCCCACGAGTAATAAGACTTTCATTAACCATTGTATCAATTGAATAATTAAGTCCCATCTTGCCTGCAATAATACCAAACTTGATCATTGCAATAAAAGTTGCTTCATTACAAAGACCACCATACATTGGTAAGCAGAAATGAATATGTTGTTTGCGTAAAAAATCTAGTGCTTCTGGCGGTAAGCCAAACTCATTTTGTGGCTGCTGTGTAGTATCATTCATTGATTAATAATCTTTCCTTAGTTAATTGAGTATTATGTATTATATAGCACTCTATTAATGTTACCACCAGAAAAGTTTGTGATGTGCGCACGACACCAGACGAAATTGCCTGTGAAATTATAAAAAGTTGTGCCGCTTATTGGAGTTGTTCCATCTCCAATAGATGTTCCAGTAACATCAAACCAATCACTGTCTGTTGGATTTGTTAATAGGGTTGCTTGAAATTTTAATATGCCAACAAATCCACTTAAACTATATGTTACTGTGTGTAATCCATCTGTATAACCATAGTAGCCATTACCTTTAAATTGATTGCTGCTCCAAGTAGTACTCGTGCCATCATATGGCGGATAAACTTGTCCGTACTGTATTGAACTTAACACTACTTGTGGTAAACTAGCCATTATTATTCCGCTTTTTCAACTTCAACAATTATATTATTGCCAACTAATTCCTGAACAACACTTTCAATACTTTCAACAATATCATCACGTAGGATGTCTTGATTGTTTGAATTTTTGTCAGCAACAAGTTTGCTTACTTTGATAACTAATACTTCTTCGTAGATTTTAGCCATTGATATTCTCCAATGTATTTATTCTAGGCTTACGTCCGCGCTTTTTACCACCGCCACGTACCACACCATTAGGTTTAATATCATAAGCAAGACCAAGACGAGTAGGTTCCATGCCATCAATTTCATCAATCTTATCAATAGGCACACTAAACTTTCGCCCACTTCGATGTGAAGAAATGAACTTCATCGTGCCCTCATCGCTAACAACTTTATCTACATTAAGAAATAATTGTTTCTCCATCGGCATGCCACCAAAGGCTGGCACAGGACAACGTGCTAGAATACGAGTTTTTGTATTCACGACACCACGATTAATAAGGGCGGTTGCTAATGCTTCATTCATAGTTTTATACTTCCTTTGTTAAGATTATGTTAGCATAATTATAGTAATTGTCAAGGAAAAGATAAATATTAGTGTAAGTCACGGAATTGGCGTTCCCACTTACTCTATCGCTTGAAGGAGCAACAGCAATGTTATTTACCAAGACAAATCCCCCACAGGGATATTATGTATATTCTTATATACGCTCATCCGATTTAACTCCATATTACATTGGTAAAGGTAAAAATAAAAGAGCATGGATTAAACATCATGTATCTGTTCCCAAAGATGAATCTAAAATTGTAATAATTCAACATAGTCTCACCGAAGAATCTGCATTTGATTTAGAAAAACAACTTATTAGTGAATATGGCAGAAAAGATAATAACACTGGCATTCTCCATAATAAAACTGATGGCGGCGATGGTTCAAGTGGTCGCAAAAATTCTACCAAAACTCGTGAAAAAATGTCTGCCGCTGCAAAGAAAAGAACTCCATGGAACAAGGGGAAAACTGGTTTGTATTCCGAAGAATATAAAGCCAAGATGTCATCTTCTCGCAAGGGCAAAATACCTTGGAATAAAGGAAAAACAGGAATATATTCAGCGGAAAGTCTTGCCAAAATGTCATCAACTGCGGTTGGAAGAATTGTCAGTGAAGAAACTCGTAAGAAAATGTCCATTGCCCATAAGAAAAAATAACATTACGCATTACTCACTTTCTTTACTAACTTATAGACTTTATTGATTCCATCTTGGAATAACATATACAGCAGCGGAATGTTGTCTGCACTTCTGCAAAATACACGGACTGAACCATAGTAATAACCTGTTTCAAGACCTGTACTGGTACGAACACACCAACGGTTTAATTCGTATGGCATAAACAAATCATCGCTATTATCAGTTACAAATTTATGTAATTCAAGCAAGTTATCTCGTTGTGTTTTTCTGCCACCATAACCGCCGCTTTGCCATCCCCAATACGTGTCGAAATCAACCTGATAAGGAACATTAGGATTATACTTCAATTCACTTACAAGTTTAACATCAACCGCGATATTGTCAAGATTATTCATTTCAGCAATATACTGATTATTGCTTGTGGTAAATCCCTTGACTGATGCAAGCAATGATGGATCATCAAGAATTGCGTCAAGTGCTGTGGTACTATTGGTAAAGAAACGCAAATATGATTCTTTACGAAGCCGACAATCTGGATCAAGATTTTTCAAAGTCTTTCGCATATTTTCACGAATATCCCAATCTCTTGGAACTGCTAATTCTACACGAAAGTGATACTTGCCATACCATAGTTTATTTTCAGTGCCAATATACCACTTAAACAAGTGGTCTTTAAACCGATCACGGTATTCAATTAAGGTTAGTTCCGTTATCTCTGTCATCTTGCGCTACCAATTCTAACTTATCATCAATTAAGTCTACCTTAATAATAGCATGATTTGCTGTCTTGTCAAACAGTATTTTCTTTGCTAACGGAACTTTGATATGTTCATGAATTGTACGATGCATTGGTCGTGCGCCAAGACTTGGAGTATAGCCTTTTTTACACAGCCAATCCCATGCAGCATCAGTGAGTGATACGGATGTATTCTTTAATAATAATTGTTCATTTAGATCACGAATAAACTTTTCTGCAACCTTGCGAATTGTAACGTTATCAAGTTTGTTGAATGTAACAATAGCATCAACACGATTGCGGAACTCTGGACGGAAGAATTCTTTAACAGCAGCATCAACTGCATCCACATTTGTTCCACCGCCAAATCCAATAACATTGCGTTCGCTATCAGCAGCACCCAAATTACTTGTCATGATAAGGATAGATTGGCGGCAATCAGCACGTTTGCCATTGGTACCAGTAATGAAACCTTCGTCCATAACTTGCAGCAACACCTGTGATACATCAGGATGTGCTTTTTCAATCTCGTCAAAAAGAATAATACAATGTGGATTCTTGGCAATCTCACTAATCAACAAACCACCAGCAAGGTTAGCATCTTCATAACCAACATAGCCTGGTGGCGCACCAATAAGGCGTGAGATAGAATGACGCTCTTGATATTCACTCATATCAAAGCGCAGTAACTTCATGCTCAACCGATCAGCTAATTGTTTAGCAAGTTCGGTTTTACCTGTTCCAGTGGGTCCAAGGAACAGGAATGAACCAACTGGTTTGTTATCAGCTTTTAATCCTGCTTGGGATACCCATACACGATCAAGAACCTTATCGACGGCTGTATCTTGATTATATACAACTGCTTTGATTTCAGCGCCGATGTTGGGCATAATCTTTTGTGTATTTTCTGCGCCCAATTGTGATTCAGGAATTTTAGTAATACGACTTAATTCACGACGAATATGATTAACGTCAATTGTACGAGAGCCACGTGACTGTGTGCGGCGAAGAGCAGCGGCACTATCTATTAGATCAATAGCTTTATCTGGCAGTTTTTTATCTGCTTGATAGCGCGCACTTAATTCTACAGCTTCTGTAATTGCTGCATCAGTAATTTTAACATTATGAAATGTTTCATAGCTGCTTTTAATGCCAAGAAGAATAGTCTTGGTATCGGCAACACTAGGTTCATCGACACTCACACGATTAAAACGACGCATAAGCGCACGGTCTTTTTCAAAATGTTGTGTATATTCTTCCCATGTAGTAGAAGCAATAACTTTAAAATCACCACGAGCAAGTGCTGGTTTTAACATGTTGGAAAAATCTACACTGCTATTACTGCCGCTGCCAGCGCCTCGCATCTGATGTGCTTCGTCAATAAACAAAATAATGTTGCCAAGTTCAGTAGCAGCATTCATAATTTCTTGTAAGCGTTCTTCAAAATCACCACGATATTTTGTGCCAGCCAATAGCGAACCAATGTTTAAGCTATAAACTTCATGATTTTTTAGAAATTTAGGCACATCGCCATTAACAATGTTAAGAGCAAGACCTTCTGCAATCGCTGTTTTACCAACACCGGCATCACCGACAAGTAACACATTGCACTTATTCTTACGAGCAAGAATTTGTGTCATATCAGCAAGTTCGCTTTCGCGACCAATCAATTGCTCAATTTTTCCATTACGTGCATTTTCATTTAAATTAATGCAGTATTCTTCTAAGGTATTTGTAGCATAACTACTTGATTTTTTATTTTTATTTTTGTTATATGCTTCAATAACTTTTTCTGGTTCTACACCATATTTGTTCAAAAAGTAAGCAGCGTGACTATGTGTTTCTTTAGAAATAGAAAGATATAAATCACTGATATGAATTGTATTGCGACCAAGTAAAATTACTTGAGTAAAAGCACGATTAAAAACTCGTTCAATAATTTGTGTTTTTTTAGGTTCTACAGTGTTTGCTGTATTAACTGGTACATTTTCAAAAATATAATCTTCAACTTCTTTAACTAATTGTTGAACATCAACGCCAATAGTTTCTAGCACAGAAATAAAACTTTTTTCATGTAGCATAGAAAGCAATAAATGCTCTACGGTAAAATATTGATGATTGTTTTCGCTTGCAAATTGTTTTGCAAACTTTACGATTTTTTCTAAGTCACTGTTACTATTAAATGAATTTGCCATAATTTTAATATAACACGTTTATTTTTAATGTCAAGTATTTACTGGTTTTAATTTAACAATTTCTTCTACTAAATTAAGCTGCTGTGAGGTTAATGCAGATGGAATCAGAATATTAACTTTTACTATATATTTGCCACGTGTGCCGTTTGGTCTAGGAAACCCTTCGTCCGTTATACCAAACTGACTTTGATGTTGTGTGCCACGAGGAATATTAATTTCTATTGATTTTCCACTAGGCAAATTTAACGGTATATTGCAGCCTAAAATAGCTTGAAAACAATCAATCGTTATATCCTCTATAATATTTTCACCATTTCGTTGAAAACGATTATGCGGACGAACAATAACTTGTACTTCTAAGTTACCTCGTGGTATAGCAGTATTAGCATCATCGCCTCGATTTGCGATAGTAAAAATATTGCCACTTTCAATGCCAGGCGGTATTTCTAATTGTAACACATCAGTTTGATTAGCAGTCCTATATTCAATAACCTTGATTTGCTTATTCAACGTTTCTAAAAAATCAAGTTCAAGTGTAACTCTTATATTGCGATTTCTTGGTTGCTGACGAGTTGCAAATCCAAATTGTTGAAAAAATTGATCATGAAAAGCGCCCATTGGATCAGGTCCGCCGCCAAAATTGAAATGAAATTCAAATGGGTTGCGACTAGATTGGGCATGAGGATTATACTGTGGTTGCGGATTGCGTAATGTGTGGTCATAGTGCGCACGAGAATTAGTATCACTCAGCGTAGTATATGCTTCATTAATTTGCTGAAATTTAGCTTGATCACCGCCTACATCAGGATGATGTTGTTTTGCTAATTTTCTAAATGCACTCTTAACTTCTTCTGGTGTGGCATTTTGCGCCACACCCAATGCTTCATAATGATTCATTTTTTATTATACAGTTTCTCTGCATTTTTGTAAGCAACTTTTTCACAAATATTCTTGGGCAATTGTGCAAGTATTTCGCGCCATACTTCAATTATTTGTGGATAATGTGCCCATGCAGCAGGTGTATGGCAATCAGTTCCAAATAAAAATTGATCTTGCCATGCAATAATTAGTGACTTCCATTCATGTTTAATCTGACCATTTGTCTTAAGGAAGCTGCTTTCTAAGCGAGATTGTTTTTCCTTGCTTTTAAGGCTATAGCGTCCTACCCAATCTCCATATTTGTCAAGCCATATTTTACGAAAATGAAACATATCTTTTTTACTGATAGTTACAAAAACATTTTTGTGACGATTTAAAATCTCGTTGATGTGTTCATAGTCTGTATAAGCACAATGAGGAATAATAAAATTTACATCTGGATATTTTAAAAATAATTCATTGAAATCTGGCCAATCACGTTCCCAATTATAATTTTCCCAATGAACCATTACAGGAATATTGCGTCCGCGCAACCAATCCATAAGAGCCAGACTATTAGGTGCTAAACAATTAACGTATCTTTCTCCTGTTATATTATTCTCTTTATACTCAATATCATGTTGTTTATCAGCATGAATGTAATGAATTTCGCCGATAAACTTAGCGCCATTTTTAACTTCTTCAATGGTATCTTCAACAAATTTTTTAGTTAAATCATCTCGTTGATCCATTCTTTTATGTGTTCCGAGCACTATTTTTCTAGGATATTGTTTAGCTATATCGATCACGTGTTGTGTGCCATCATTATTTTGAGAATATCTACCAAATAATGCTAACCTATAAACTCCACTCTTTTTCATCACCTCAACAATGTGATCGCCGCCAACATCATTGTTTATTTGGCCCATTGCATCGAAAATGAGTCCCTCATATACTATTTTTGGTTTGTTTAATTTGTTAAGTTTTAATCTTAAAAATTTAAAATATTCACGAAAATCTTGAAAAAAATTGTTTAACATAATAATATCCTTTTAGGTAATTATGCTACAAACAACATACATTGTCAATTATTAAGTGGTGCTGATTGAACCACCTGATGGTTTAGTACCATTATTTGCGGCATTTGCTGCATTATTTGCTGCGTTCTTTTCTTGTGTGCGTCCCCAAGCAGTTACACCTAAAATAGCACCAAATGCAAGATGTATTAATCCGCCATTAGCAAGTGTCAAACTTTGCCATTGTGTATAGGTAACTGTATTTGCACCGAGACTTTTTAAGAATATTGGCATAAGCATACTCAACACTGGTGCAATAACAAAATCAAAGAAACAAATAAGCATATAAAGCCAACCCATTGCAGGACGCCAATATGCTTTCATCCAATGTTCGCTGGTTTTTTCTTCTTTTTTGTTTTCATCTTTGACTATTTGCGCACGTTCATATGCAATTTCATCTTCACGTTGTTCTTCATGGCGAATTTCAATTGCCATTTTGTGAAGTTCTTTGCGCTCTTCTAGATGAAAACGCATTTCTTCAAGCATGATCTTTCGAAGTTCAATATCATTTGAGAGAGGAACAGGCGGAGCAACGGGTTCAGTTGGTGCAGCAGTTTTTAACTGCGCATCTGCTGGTCGTTCATCATCAGCCATGCGACGAGGGCCGACTGGTTCATCATCGTCATCAATTGGTGCTGCCACTGGTGCTTCCTGATTTAGTTGTACCTGTAGTAGAGGCTTGTGAATCGTAGTATTGTTTATAGGCGTTAATTTGTGCTTGATATTGTCTAATAACTTTAACAAGATTGGCTTGGTTAACTGCCAAGTCTTCATAATCTCTTGGATTAATGGCGAAAAGGCTTTCGCTATGTGCCGCTCCAAATGCCGAGTCAATGTGATCTTCACTTCCTGGTTTTGCGCTCTTATTTACCACGTGCCACTCAATGTCATTTAACTTAATTTGATCTACGCTTGGTAGCACAAGAGTTGGACGTTCAACAGTTACAACTGCAGTAGTAGGCTGCGCTGTTTGACAAGCAGCAAGTAATAAACATAGGGGAAGTGTTTTAACAACCTTGAGCATTGGCTATACCTTTATTGACTGTATCTTCTATACAACGAAATGATTTTGCTGTCGCATCATTCATGCGTTTTTTAACTTCTGTTGGCTTTGCAGCAGCAAATGCACCAAGATCACGATTGTTTTTTGTAAATTTTGACTGAATGTCTTGCACTTCATTGCGAGCAGCTTGATAATCATCAAATGTTTTTTGTGAAATTGCTTGTTGTTCTTTTAAATCTGCTTGTGTTTTTTCAAGTGTTGCAGTAGTAGTTTTAAGAGCAAAATCTTTGCTTGCAACTTCCTGATTTAATCTTGCCAATTCATCTTGTGTATATTTGAAGTAACCAACTACTGCGCCAATTAGTAATACTACAGCCAGTATTTTATAAATTGAAAAACCAAACATTAGATAATCCCGCTAAGTCTTTTGATGTCGTCTATATCTTTATTTAACTTTTCTGCTTCATTTTTCATTGCACGAAAATTTTTCACGCTTTCCTCGTACTTGTCAGCAGTTAGCGGCACAAGAGTATTAAATTCTTCTTCATTCATTGGTACATAATCGCTGCTTTTATACCAACGAAATTTCCATTCATCTGATTTAATTCCAGTCAAATGATCAAGATCGGTAAGCATTTCGCTAATATATTTGTAAATGCCAGGTCTGCGTTGTACTTCAACGAATACTAAACGATCATTATCGCTTACTTCGCCTGTGCTAACATCAGCATCAAGTACCCAATCATAACCATTTTCAAGAAAACTTACAAGGTCGTTTGCTGGCATAATATCACGAATTTTAAAACTTAATGTAATAACATCACTAGCCTGACCCATCTTGCTGTTATATTCATCAATATGAATTGTATCACTAACAAGATAATTAAGGTCGCCCATTTGCAAACCTTCAGATATTTGGTTGCGGGACATTTGCTTCAACTCCTGGTGCTTCTTCTGGCGGTTGCCCTTGTGCTTGTGGCGCTGAATTTTGTGCAACACTCTTATCACTTAAACCTTTTTCAATACTAGTTTGCAAATCAGCTAAATCAACTTCTTCGCCTGCTATATCTACTGAACCATGCTTAATATCACTCATAAGTTTTTTAGGCAACATCATTTCCACATACCAAATTGGAAAATCCATTAATTTGCCTTTATGACTGCCTGGTCTAATATCGGCGGGACTTCTAATACTTACTGGGATTTGTACTTTATCTTTTGTGTAGATAATCTTAGCACCATAGGGCATTAATCTTTTTGCAGCAGCAGGATCAGGCATACGATCACGGGGCCACATAAATTTGCATTTTACCCAATAACGACTAATAATTGGACCTTCTACTAATTCTCCTAAACGCCAGTTTGGAAAAGCATAGAAATCCATGCTATCAAGCACACGTTCAAAATCACAAAGCATGCTAAGACTAGCATCACTCATATATAATTTTTTAACACTATCTAAATTTGGTTTTACACTCATAGCAACACCTTTGAGATATTTATGATTTTAAACAGTGATAATAGATTACAATATTATTGTCATATTATAATCTTAAATAATTTTGTGTTACAACCAACACAGGGATATAAAATGCAGAATAAGCGTAGACAGAAGTACAATCAAAACATGAACCCAAACAATCAGTCCTACAGCAAAAACTACAACAACATAACTCAAATAGAACAATTTCTTCCAGAAAAGAAACGACGAGTTGAAATTATTCCTCGTAATTTAAATCAAGAAACATATCTTGACCTACTACTAAATCCAGATATCTCTATCGTCATCGCAAGCGGTCCAGCAGGTACTGGCAAAACACTATTGGCAATGCAAGCTGCAATTAAAGCACTTAAAGAGCGTGAGATTGAAAAGATAATCCTCACACGTCCAGCAGTTGGAGTAGAAGGCGAAAAGCATGGTTTCTTGCCAGGCGATTTAAATCAAAAAATGGAACCTTGGACAAAGCCACTATTTGACGTTCTACATGAATATTATAGTATTCGTGAAACTCAACAAATGGTTGAAACAGGTGTGATTGAAATTTGCCCACTTGCATTTATGCGTGGTCGTACTTTTAAGAAAAGTATGATTATTGCTGATGAAATGCAGAACGCAACACCTAATCAAATGAAGATGTTGCTAACACGCATTGGCGAAAGCAGCAAAATTGTTGTTACAGGTGATATTCGTCAGACTGATAGAACCGAAGGTGAAAATGGATTGTTAGATTTCAATCGTCTAATGGATCGTTTCCGTGACAGCGAATATGTTGGCACTGTTGAATTTAACGGCGGTGACATTGAACGTCATCCTGCAGTTGAAGAAATTCTGCGAATTTATGGAGATATTTAATTATTAGAACGACTTAATATCTTTAATAGTTGCCAATTATTATAGGCTTCTTCTACGGATGGGTTTTCGTGAGTCATATCTTTTACCCAACTGGTTTCACAAACCCATCCGTTTATTTTATTTTTATGTGATGCAATCATCCATGCTTCTACTAGATACTGTTCATACCAAGTATCATTGCCATTATCATCTTTTTGTAAGCCAAAAAACGCATTGCCATCCATAATAGCAATTGTTTCTGCAATAGGACGCAATATACGTTTTTCTTCCGCTGTAAATTTCTTTTTGCGTGTTTTCTTATACGTGTTATGTATATGACTAAGAATTTCCATTAATTTCCGCCAACTCGCACAGGGTAGCACTTAAATTAATTTCAGCATCGGCAACCATAGAATGATTAACTAAACCATTGCGAATAATAACAATGGCACGATCTTGCCCCTCATCGCTTGTTGAGAATAGTTCAAGATTATCATACATCCAACGAAACACTTCTTCAATCTCGTCTGCCCTAACCTGATTACAGAGTAATTTACGTGCTTCTCGTATCTTGCCATTCTTAAACAAATCAACGGCAGCAATGCGATAATCTGTGCTGCTTTGAGAATCGCTACTCGCAGAACTTAACGTCCCACCATTGCTTGCACTTTGCAAACTATTAATACATTTACGCAAATCAGGATATGTTGCAGTTACATAAACATCTAACGTATCTAAATCAAAATCAACACTTTCGCTTACTAAAATAGTAGCAGCACGTGCTGTAAATTCTGTTTTATCAAGTCGTTCAATATGAAATCCTTGGCAACGACTATGCAGTGCTGGAATAATTTTATTAGGATAATTGCAAGTCATAATAAAACGTGCGCTTGCACTATATGTTTCCATTAATCCACGCAACACAGCCTGTGCATTAGGTGACAAATAATCTGCCTCATCCAGCAAAACAATCTTAAACTCGCCAAATGGCATTGTAGAAACAAATCCTTCAATCTTATCGCGGATAAAATCTACGCCGTTATCACGGGAAGCATTGATTTGCAACACATCATAATCATCAACGCCCAAATCATGGATAAGAACTTTTGCTAACGTGGTTTTGCCTGTGCCTGGTCCGCCACTGAATAGCAGATGTGGAATAGTTGCATCAGTAATCCACTGACGAACCTGTGCTTCTTGTGCGGCATCACGCCACACATAATCCGTCACGCTATTGGGACGGTATTTCTCAACCCAAAGATAATTTTTTGTCATATGATTATACTAACACTGTGTTAGAGGAATGTCAATTGTTTTAGTAAGTTGGATTAATACCAAAGGTCAAATCTTCTTTTGGCATTTCATCGCTGCTCATAAGAATGTCCTTTGGATCAACAAGACGAACAGTAGTTGTTACACCATCTTCGTCTGTCATATCAAGACCACGTGTCCAACGACCATGAGCAACAAGAATATATTCACCTGGTTTTACATCTTCTTGTAGCCGTCCAACAGCTACTACTTCTGCCCAACGTGGGCGAATACCTTGACCTTTCTTGTCATCATCAAGAATGATAATACCGCCAACTGTCATACGTTCGCCAAATTCCATATCTTTGACTAACACATTATTCTTTGTTGGGGTAATTTTGCGATAATCTTGATTGTAATGTAGCGTACTGCTACGTGGTCCGATTTTATCAGTATTCATATTCTGTTTCTCTGGTTTCTTAATTTATTAGCTAATTCTTGACTACGAGCAAGAGCATCTGCGTAACCGCCGCTAGTCGGTGCTCCTGTTTTAGGATCAATTACTTCTGTATTTTCTTTATTTTCAATTACATCCGCAGAAGGATCACTGATATTTGTAGTCAATACATCTGCTACTGCCAATTGATTTGCATGTTCAATGTTATCATAAACTGGACCATCTGATAAAACACTGCCTTTTTGACTTTCATAATGTTCTCTCATAATCTCATCCCTTGTTTTAGCAATAATTCCGCCAGGTCCAATAATATCACCACGAGCATTTTGGCGACTGTTTCCAACAGCAATAGTGCGTTCTTGTTGAATTTTTAACGCATTTATATCCAAATACTTTCCACCTGCTGTTCTATGTACGCTCATTCTAATTCCTTTTAACTATTTACCGCATAAATTCTGCGAAGTCTAAATTTTGTCTTAAGCTGTGTATTCTATGGACGCCAATTAAGTACAATACAAAACTTGCCACACTACTACCACGACCAACACCCCATACTATATTATTTTTGCGCATCATGTCAACAAGATATTTTAAGTATTGTAGCAGTGGCAATAATCCACGATCTGCATATTCCATAAGTTCTGCACCAGCACGTTGTAGTTCATTTTGATCACTGCACTGGTCCAACACCCACTTGGCAATATCTAAATCTTTATACTCTTGGGGCATAAACCATTCTTGTTGGTTTTTAGCATGATAATCATGTATAGTGCCGTTTAATGTTGCTAATTTTTTTAATGGTTGATAATCAAGATATAAACTCTTGATAGCAGAATTATACTTTTCTGGATCAACAATATCAACATCATCGACCACAAGTTGTGGATTCGTATATAATAAGTTTGCTAATTCGCTGTCACTAATTATACTGCGACCATATTCGTCAGTTCTTATCACCTTTAATAACCTCTGGCTTCCATTTTTTTAGTGGAATAATATTGTTTTTTGGTTTTTTCTTTGTGATTATAACAGGTTTTTGTTCCCATTGCAATACTTCTGGCCATTCATTATCATCATATAAAACTTGTATATCTTTTTTCTTTACAAGTGGAATATCCCAAGTAGTAGGTGTTTGTCTGAACCACCATGCTGGTTTTTCCCAATTAGCATAATTCATATCGGCCATAACTTCATCGCTTGTGGCAAGTTCTTCATCAATATGTAGAGTTAAATCATCGCTTTTATCACAACTTACACCAATATGTTCAATTTCTACTCTACCTTGTGTTATACTTAAAATTTTATACCAAGTAACTAACCCAATAGCAAAGTTACTAGGAGCATAAGGCATTGTTACAATACGTGAGCTAAATTTCTTATGTAGTGTAGGCAGCAATGGATTGGCAATATAAACAAAAATTGCGTCTTGGTATAAGTCTTTAATTAAACTACGAATACGGCCAAAAGCAGTATAAGGGTCTTGTTCTTCTTGTGATTGATCGTCAAAGTCTATACTAATAGTATATGTGCATGGTTCAAGTAAATCTTTGTAACAATTTATTGCAGTAAATTCTGCTGTCCAACTGATATCACTCATCCTATATCCAAACTATCCTTAAAAATTGGATTTTCTTTTGCAGCATTTGCTTCTGCACGATAACGTTTATTAATTTCTTCTTGGTAAGTATCTACAACATTTCGCATTTGTTGAATCATTGTATTGTTGCCCATACGAGCAAGCCAATTCATTTTTTTATGCAACCCATTAACAGTTTGCAACAACTCATCAAGTGTTTTGTTACTTAAATCATCCATGAGTGGATGCATTACAGATCACCTTTTTTGCGGTTTTCGCTGTGCCAAGCATCAAAAGAACCGCCTGGATAACGTGATTCTAACTTCTTTACATTTTCATCTATGACATCATTTGGATCAAGTCCAAGTGCAGTGCAAGCGTTCATCCAATACCACATAATGTCACCTAACTCACGTTTCATATGGAAAACATTTTCCTCATTGAGCGGCTTGCCCTGAAAGAACATTTTCTTAATGATTTCGTTAAATTCACCGCTTTCTGCGCTTAACCCCATGCCAGCCGTTAGCAGCAAAGCAGGTCGAATATTTGTGCGATCTGGTTGGTACTCGCACAATTCTTGGAAACGTTTTTCAAAAGCATACTCATATTTGCTTTCAGCACTAGTAACTTCTAGTACAAAATTTTGATACAGGTTAAGGTCTGTCATGATTTACTCCTACTCTAATATAACGTTAGATGCGGAATTAGTCAATATTAAATCTGTGTGCGGAACCACTTATTAATGGTAGGATTACGCGGCGCACCAACATATGTAAAACCAAGATGGGTGCCACTTGTTAGTGTAGTAGTATTGCCATTGATTGTATTAGCATGCAGCAAGAATAAGTTGCTTACATTAACATTAGCTGAAAGTTGAACTACTTGACCATCTACTGGATAAGTTGGCAAAGTAACACTCACGTTTGCTAATGGCAGACCATTAGTGCTATCAAGAATAAGTTTAGTGACCATAGTGGTAGCAGTTGGGCTTGCAACTGTACCATTTGAAATATTTGCATAGGTATAATCTGTATTGTTACGCGCACGTGATAGTGGGAATACAGTGACCGTAGCACCAGCATCATCACTTACAAACTCATACCAATAAGTTCCAGTTCCACTCTGAGTATAACCAACACTGTTATTATTAGTGTTGTAATCTTGCAAATATTGTGTGCCAATGCTTACACTGCTTGGGAGAATCATGCGATGACTTGTGCTTGTCACAGTTAGTTTTAAACGAATACGACCAACTGTGCCTGCCGCTGGAAAGTTAGCAAATGAAAGAGTAATTGTGCCATTAGTTTGAACTTTTTGATAGTGTCCGCGAGTGTGATCAAGCGTGACATTGGTACTTACAATACCATTATCATATTCAGTTTCACGGAAATCTTGAATCTGCGCACTACTTAATAAGGTGCCAGCCATGTTATTGTTTAGCGTAGTACCAGTTAGCGCACTTTTAACAATAACTTTATTCTGTAAATCAGTGATTTCACTTGCAGCATATGCAAAGTTATTAAGGATATTCGTAAAATTATCACGGAATCCTTGGCTGTCATTGTCAACGCCTGCTACAGGATATGCACCATTGATATTGTTAGGATTAATATTGCTCATTTTCTGTTTCCATATCTGTGGTATTTAGCCATTTCAATTATTTATTTTAACAAATTTATTTTGTTTTGTATTTTGTTGCAAGCATAATCATGCCAATTGGTTTTTAAAATATGATTATGATTATGTTCTAAAATATGTGATATTTTATTGTAAATTGTTTGCTGATCTGCGCCGCACAAAAACTTAACTTGTTCAAATGCTGCAGACCATCTGCTCTCATCATCCTCAATAGTATCATAACTTTCATCAATTACATCTGAAAAAGTTTGAAATCCTAAACTTCTTAGATTTTCTAAAAATTTATAACCACTAAACATAACAAATAATCGTTTTGCAATAAGTGGTTTTGCGGTCTTTTCTGTAAAAAAAGTATAAGAATTTTTATAACCAGTTTCTGCCACTATACTGTACGCGCTTTCATTATAAATTTGTATTGGAATAATATGACTAATTGCTGCATTAACATTGTTGTATTTTAGATAATGGTGTGTGCCTTGAATTTTTTCTTCTTCAATATTTGAAAAACCTTCTTCCCAAATAAAATCATCCCAATATTTTTTAAAATCGTTACCTGCATCGCTTAGTTGATAAGATAAAATAAATTTATCATCTAATTGGTTTTCTTTTATTGCATTATATATGAATGTTCTATGCTTTCGCGGTCTGCCTAATAAAGCATCAAACATTTTAGGTTTAATTGTATAGGTTAATTCTGCTAATTTAACATTTAAGTTATTATTATATAAAAACATTAAACTTTGAAAGAAATACGGCCACGTTATAATATTTGATTGTATAGGATCATCATTGACCATCCCACTTATAACCCAATATACATTATCTTGATGACATTGGTTCCATATATCCCAATGAAATTCATGCAATTCACCGTCAAATGTAAAAACTATTGTACTAATATTGCTTAACTTATTAATATAATCTATAAAGATATCTTCTTGATTTACAGAAAAATTTACAATTGCGCCAAAAGTTCTGCCTCGTGTAATGGAAATTTTTATACTTTCTGAAGAATTTTCGAACTCATTAAGATCATGAGTTAC